AACCCTGGCGGCACTGCCTATACTCTAGACAGTCGCGTTGTTGTTACCCTACGGTGTGCAAATAGAGGAGGAAGTACATCCCTCATATTCGCGACTCCAGTGTGATCGTCCTCGTTGCTTACAGGACTAACACCACGCAGGAGACCATACATCTGACAGGGAACCGAGTAGTCGGTCTTATCAGCTTTCGGCCTTCGCAACAGCCTTCTATACGACCACCTGTGCTCGTTTCTATTCCACTTGGCGTGCCTACTCGAAATAAACCTCGTGTGGTCCGTTGTGATGGAATCGTCGCTTGCGTCAAAAGGTCGCAGAAGCTGCCACTTTGAAGGAATTTGAGTTAACAAATAACTCCAACATGACTCCTCACCGGTTACCCGGCGGATGCCGTTAAGCCACTTATAGTAGTCGTCCCAGTAAACAGGGACTTCATCTATATAGTATGGTCGTACATTTTCACCGTTGTAATAGTCTGCGCCACAGCTTTCCTTGAAGCATCCATGGATGAAGGTCTTGTCGTTGTTTAGACTAAACCCCGCATACCTAAGGAACTCCGTAAGGAGAAGAGCTGAGCTCTGCCGTACGATAATGTCGTCGCCGAACACACGAAAATCAAACCAACGTGTGCCGGTTTCGGCATAAGCAGAGTGCACGAAAGCCGCAAAAATAAGCGACTCTAGTGGGAAGCAGAAGCCGTTGCCCATTGAAACAAATTTTTCGGAACGATGCGCACTACCGTCAGGCAGTGTGTACTCTCGACACCTCACGGCGTTGAGAAAATCGAACCACTCGGGCGGCAACAGAAGTTTGCAGAGCTGCACAGCAATTGTATCACTGGCAGAAGCAAGATCAAGAGTTGCGTACGGATCAAGCATTTCTAGGAACGAACCCATGCGCGCAAAGCGCTGGTTCTCGTCTTGGGAGGATAGGTCGATACCATAGCGGAGTAGTTTCTTCCGTAGGTACTTATCAATTCCTTTCTGGACGAATCCGTTCAAAAGAGGCTCTATGGCGATAGTCCTGTGGACCTTCGCCGTTTTGGGAACGCAGATGATTTTATTAGCGTGCACGTACACAAACCGCGTATCACAAGCCTGATTAAACAATTCAGGATCGATACAGTATGGAGTCCCCAAAAGGTTCTCCCATACCTGGCTGTTACAAGCTAAGGCGGCACGTGCGTAAGGCGCACATCCTGGCGTTACGGTCCATTCATCACTGCCCAACTTTCGAGCTACATGAGTCAAAGAACCTGATACACCGATAGATGCACCCGGACCGAAGTCACAACCTTCCCATATCTTCTCGTACACTGGTGCAATACCAATGACACGTTGGATATACTGCCGCGCACGATGTAACATTTTCTCGTACGGTGCAGCTCTACCCTTAAGGCTCGCGCGCGCTCGAAAGCGTGCGTTGACCCTCCGACACTTATGCTCGGCGCTATGAAACTTGCGCATCGCAGCAGCTTCCGGATCTAAGCGACCCGGATCGGAGAAGGGGTATTTCTTCAGGAAGTTTGCTAACTGATGCCACCGGCGATGTTCACCGGATGAACCATACAGCTGTTGGGTCCATGCACCAGTTATGTCCAGGAAGGAGGAGAATCTGTTACTCTGAAGGCAATTCAACGCCTGAGTAACTTCCGTTCCCTGGAGAGTGAGGTCCTGCGCTAGAAGACTGAAAGCCTTGGGTAAGACCTTCGGGTCGAAGCTGAAGCCCTTGCGGACTTTCTTCTGTGGGGATGACATTGCGTATCTCCTGTTTCAGCGTGATGAAGTAACCAAAGGTGAGTGCCAAAATTACAAGGCATAACACCAGTGGAAGAGCCGATCCATTCTTCATGGACTGATACCTCGCCTATTAGGCGTTGATATCGAGGGACTTGACATGCTTAAGTGCGTCCGCGGACGCCAGCCAAGATGCCATATCCGCCAACATAAGGACGATGTCTGCGTCCGGCGTGCCGACTGGCACGCTGAACGGTAGACTGCCTATGAGGGTGCTCGTTTCACCAGTAGCTGCATTAACAACGACCGTCTTCGAGAACTTCGCCGCCGGCTTCGCAACGCCTTTGAACGTCCCTTGTGGCTTCGGGTAGACACGGCTCAGTTGGAATACATCCATAACTGAGAGAGTGTTGGCCGGGCCAGCATAAGTGACGGAATCAGGCAAAACGCGATCCGAGGTGTAAACACGAGTATTGATTGTTGGCATTACAGTTTCCTTAGGTAAACCTTGGGGCACGACGAGGAGTCTTCAACAGACGCCTATTTGTGCCTTACAGGGGTTTAGCGGTTTTTAATCGCTGGATAATCAGAGACAACGATGCTAGGATATTCGTGACATTGATCCGAGGATTGTATGTCAGCCCTACCTTCTGCACCAAATCAACAGGAACGCGCTCGGTTCTGATATACGAGTACGTCCCTATGTCGCCACCGCCTGACCCGGTATATCCCGCGAGATTGCTAGTTAAGTCGCCCAGTTGCTCGACGACCGAACCTACATCACGTATGGTGTATCCTTGGGCCAAGTATGTCACATTCATGGAAGGAGTCAACGCACCAATTAACTTGGATATGTTTAACGCCCAGTCTACAACGAACGACAAAGGAGTGAGCTCCCATAAAGCTGCGGGTATATCTTGCAGCCTCATTCCGAACCTGGCATTAAAGCCTGGGTCCAGCTTGTATTCGTACATGCAGTAAGCACGAACCGATACAGTCCTGTTGGCAAACGCTTGGATTTCTCCGCGCATTTCACCCATAGGATCCGCATAAGGTCGTGTTTTATCCCTACTGCGAGACACCGTCTGAAATCCGCGCGCTGTTTGGCGTTTGGACTTTTTGAGGCCCGTGAGGGTTTCCAATATTTGCTCAACATCGTGCATAAACGGCCTTACGCCGTAGAGCACAGTGAGGTGCTGGTTAGCCAGATCTTTGGCAGACTTGCCATTAATCAGGCCTTTCCCATTACCGGTGTGCTGTAGAAATTGCCGCATACCGTCAATAGGATCCAACAAGGTCGCGATGGTGTCTTTTAACTCACCAAGGATTGCAAGACCTTGAACCGCAGGAGCGTCAACTTTGGATAGGGCATCGGTGCAGGCCAGTGTAACATAATGGTCTACATCAATGTCTATTTCCGTAGCATAACTCCCAACCCCAGGATTGATGAGGCCCTCTACTTTCCAGTAGGAGCCGTCAGCATAGGGGGTGTGTTGGAGTACTAAAAGGCGTTTACCAGGTGTATAGCCAGCCTGCTCGTACAGCGACAGAAAGGGATTATTGATTATTATCCCATCATTCTTTAGCTTGTCGAAACGGGGTGTGACTACATCTTGCGTCATGCGCTTAGCACCGATCTCCGGACCGCCAACATTCGCCACATAGTCTGGTTGATTCCAGATAAAATTTGTGTGAGCACTGGCGGGGTACGGATTGAACGAGCCTAAAAAGCGAGTTCGCATAATAAACTATCTCCAACAATGGTTGCGACTATTGGTAAGGGAGAGCACACTTGTGCACAGCATTGCGCTGTTCTCCAGTGAAGGCCTTACGGCCGACATCATTGAACCCGGGATGCAAACCCCGGGATCCCAAGAACTCACCCCCCTGTTTGGTTAAAACAGGCATATGTGCATTATATATGTCTCCATCGCCATTAGCAGGAGAAGAGTGAGTTTCAATGAAGAG